GGATCAAAGTCGCAAGAAGCATCTTTTAAAATGCTATCTAAAGCAAGTTTTTTGATAACTTCTTTAAATTTAATGTTAGGTTTTATACTAACTCCCCCTTGTGATAATGTAACTCCACTCAGTAAAGCTGCTGCGATATATTCACCAGCGAACTCACCTGCATATGAAGTTGTTATACTTGTTGTAGTAGCCATATCTTTTTAATTTATTTATTTATTATAATTCACCAACTGTAATTGAAGAAGCAGCGTTACCATTTCCAAATAGGAAATAGCTTGATCCGTCTGAGTGAATTTCAATAAAATCACCGATGCTTTCTGCATCATCTTCAAATGTTACCCTATCTACTGCATCTGCTTCAACGATCGCCCCATTTACAATCACTCCACCATTAATAGTATCTCTATTACTTGAAGGTGATTGTACAACGAAGTCAGTTGAGAATGCTGCTGATACAATAAATTTAACTTTAAAACCTGCACTAGGTGCTGGTAAAGTCATTGTATATCCCGTTCCAGAAATCTTAAAAACTTTTCCTGAATCTGATAAATTTAATGAGCCACTTGCTGAAACTAATTCATAGTCATCAAATATTCTCATTACATCATCGCTTACGTGTTCTAATACTGCCATAATTATTTATATTTATTTATTTACTATTTGTTCCATTACCCTATCCAATGTGGATAATCTTCTGTTTTGTGCAAACTTGAATCCTTTATTAGATTTTTCTTGCTCTGGACTATGTTTTAATGGTGCAGCAGCAGGTTTAGATAACTCTTCTTTTAGAGCTTCTTTTGCTTCTGCTTCACTATTTAAAACTTCTGTTACTGCTAAAGAAACTTTTTCTTGTACATCACTTGACATCTCTTCTTTTTCTTTGTCTTTATGATCCATCATTTTGTTGATATGCTCTTTTAAGTCATCCATCTCTTTACGAAACTCCTCTCTAGTAACATATCTAGCATCTACTTTTTCTTCATCTTCTTTTTCATCTTCCTCGTGTTCAGCATTTTTGATTTCTTTAATCATACCTTCTTCTTCAATAACAAGAACCCTAGCATCTTCTAGTTCGTACTCACCGACTGGTAGAGCAACTTTTTCATCTTCAGTTTTAATAAAAACTTCTTTACCTGATTCAAAAACTTCTGCTTCCAAAACAGTTCCATTCTCTAGTTTAAGTTCTGCTAATTGAATATCAGATAGCTCAACACCAAGAATGTTTTTTACTTGTTTTAATACTTCTGTAGCTTTCATAATTATATATCGCTTTTTAAAATTTATTTTGCATTTTTAACTTGATCTGACAACACCATTTATGTTTGCGTTGCTTCCACCCTTCAACGCACCAATGCCTTGTGCGTGTAATTCTCCTGTACAACATTCTATCTTGTACGTTAATTTATCTTTACAAAGACAAGCCCTTCTACCTCCTATTGGACTTGTATAGCTTGGTAGTTTCATTTTTTCTTACTTTTTGGATGTCCTTTTGGTAACAAATCAAAATCACCTGTATATTTAGGGTTTTGTGGTCTGCCATTCCTAACTAAATATAAATAAGCATTTACTCTTGCTTGAGCCCAAGCTGTTGGTGATTGTATTCTCGGACTATGTGAAACATTGAACGCACCTAATCCTCTTTGAAATACAGACTTTAATTGACCTATTGTAACACCATAACCTAATTTTTCTTTATATCTTTTGTTAAAGTCATCAGACTTTTTTTGTAATGTAGCTTCATCTTTCTTACTTACTTTTGCACCTCTACTTGTAGAAGCATCTCCTTTTGCCGTACCCTTACCTTTTGGTTTTGGATTCGGTGTACCTGACTTAGGTGCTTTTGGACTTTTCTTTATACCACCTCTAGGACCTATCTCTGCCATCTTTACGCACTTGTGTTTCTGATAATCTTTTTTATATCCCTTTGGACATTTGTATTTTTTAAATTCTTCTTCTGTAAGTGCGTGTTGTTCACAAGGCATATACCAAGTCATATTTTCAAACTCGTGTTCGTGCGTTGAATCACATCCAATATCTTTAGCAATCTTTTCTGCCTTCTCTTTGGATGAGTAAGCAAGTCTATCCATTATAATAGCAAAGTCATCGTTTACTTTCTCACTATATAATTCTAATTTGCCTAACTCCTTTAGTTTTTTTTCTGCGTATCTTTTACCTGCAAGACCACCCCATAATAAATATGATATTGTACCACACGCTTCTTTGTCCTCTGGTTTGTAATATTCCTCAGCTCTTGACAAAAAAGAATACATACGACTTACTGTTTGTTCGCTTATTGCTTTACCTTGTGCTAATTGTTGTGCCCTAATTTTTCCAACATCAGTTGCACATTTATTGTTTACTTTTTTGTTTAGGTCAATACCCCTCTTTGCATTGTTCTTTACTGCATCTGGATAATCACTAAAACTTTCAAATATTAATCTTTTACCTGCTTTGTATCTTTTGTCGTTTCTAATAATGCCTTTTACTTGTGATAGTAATTCTTCTGCTTCTTCTTCTTCAATCTTTGCTAGGTCTTTTATTGTTTGATCCTTCGGTCTTTCAGCTTTGTCTGCGAAGTAACCTTCTATTGAGAAACCTTTAACTTTACCTGTCTTAACAAACTCTTCCCATATCTGATCGTTGTTAACTTTTACTGCACCTACCCAAGTACCTACAGGATATTCAAGACCATATAATGCAGTCTTGTCTTTTTTTGTATCTTCTACAATCCAACTTTCTACTAAAGAAAGACCTTTAATAGTATGTTGGTGTTCTAATGTAGAATTATTTTGATTCCCTTTTTGTAAATATATTTGTGATGCTTTTCTTACAGTTTCTCTTGAGAAATATATATAGTATTCTTCATCTCCATTTTTACGATAGATAGGTTTGTTAGGTACAAGTAAAGCACCTAATAGTATTTTTTTTTCTTTATCTATCTCTTTGAGTGCAAGTATCTCACCTTTAAGTGCAATAAAATCTTCTTCTATTGCTGGGTTTTCTACTATACTTATTGCTTCGATACCTGTTAAATCCTCGTTGTCATCTAAGATCAATTCAACTATCTTCATAATTATATATCGTTATTATTAAGTGTTTTTGTCTATCCTAATGAACTTTCTTGTATTATGTTTCTATCTAAACTTTGAGCAGTTGAAACATCTCCTGCTACTACAAATGCTTTTACAGGTTTTTGCGTAACATCTGCTAAACTTTGTGCTAATTGATTTTCAGGACTTGCACCTACAATATTAAATGATGGTGCTTGTGGAATTGGGACAGATACACCACCTCCCCCTGTTGAGCCAACACCTGATGCTGTACCACCTCCTGCACTTTTAATTTGTTGTATTGCTTTTTGTGCTTGTGCTAAAGAAGAAGCAATAGATAAACCTGCACTAATAGAGTTGATTGTAACAAATGGTTGACCTGCTGTAAGTGGACTTGCTGCTACTGCTTTTGCATTTGCTATACCTGTGTTTGCAACTATTTGACCTACGGATGCTGCCTTTTGTATAAGCACTCCTGCTATTGCTGCCGTTTTATTTTTACCTGCTATTTGTGTCAAAAGATTTCCAAATTGTGATGCAAGAGCAAGTTTTGCTTGTTGGATTTGTTGCTCTGTTTGTATTTCTATATTTTTAATCGCACTAATTTTATCTTGATGTTCTTTCTCTCTTTTTTCATCAATTTCATCAAATTGTTTTTGTTTGTCTATTTTTGCTTGTCTTTGTGCATCCTCAAGTTCTTGTGTTGCTAGTCCATTTGCTTTTGCCTTTTCTATAAGAGCTTGAAATTGCTCATCTATTTTAATAAGTTCTAATGCTCTTTTTTCTTCTTCTGTGTTTGCTTCTGCATCCCTTATTTGTTTTTTTAATTCTGCAAGTTGTTTCTCTGCTTCTAGTTCTTTTGCATCTGCTTCTTTTTTTTCTGCATCTGCTTCTGCTTGTAATCTTTTTCTCTCTGATTCTGCTTCTCGTAAGTTTGTTGTTATTTCAGCAGTCAATGTTTTTTGTTTTTTTAATCTTGATGATTCAAGGTCAATCAATCTTGCTTCAAGTTGTGCTTGTTCATCTAAATCAGCTTTTGTAGATTTACTTAACTCGTTTTCTGCTTTTTTAGTTTCAAATCTTATTCTTGCAGCTTCTATTTCTTTAAGTGTAATTTCTTCTTCAATTCTACCTGCTTCTGTCAAAGCTGCAATTCTATCTTCTATACTAACATTTTCTTTATCTGCTGCTTTTTCTCTAAGCTCATTGAATTTTCTTGTGGCTTCTGCTCTTTCAGTAATTAATTTTCTTTCAAGTAAATCTGCTTTTGCTCTTCTATCTGCTAGTTCACCTGCTGTTTCTATTTCTTTTCTAGTTTCTTCACCAAAGTTTTTAATTCCATCCGTTACATCCTTCAATGCTTCTTTTGCATCTTTAAAATTACCTGTGAAAACATTAATAATAGCACTACCAAAATCAGATAGTATGTCAGTAACATTACCGATTACAACGCTTATTTGTGTAAAGAATTTTCTAAATTTATTTTGACCTTCCTCTGATGCAGTAAATGCAGTTGCAACAGATGTTATTGCAATTACTAATGCACCTAAACCTGTTGCTATGATAGCTGTCCTTAATAATTTAAAACCTGCTGATGCTTTACCAATACTTCCTGTAAGACCTGTTATTCCACTTATTAAACCTCCTGTTTGTCTATCTAGTATTCCAATAACACCTGAGTAATCAGCAGATACTTTGTTGGCATCTTTAATTGTTTTATTTTGCTCTTTACGTTTTTTGTTTATATCAACTATTGCCTTTTTTTCTTTGTCTATTCTGCTTTTAGTTTGTTGTATTTGTTTATTAAGTTTTACTCTTGCATTTATAGATTTATCCGACATATCAGTATATTTACTCTGAGTTTTAGTCAAATCTGCAAGTTCTTGCTCTAATTCTGATACTAAATCCTCAGATGCACTTAATGACTTATTTAATTCATCTAGTTTACCTTGTGCGTTTGCAACTTTGAGTTTTACATCTACTATAACTTCTTTCGCCATTTTATTTCATCTTTAATTTGTTTAACTGTTTTTTTAAAAGTTTTTGGTAGCTCATATTTACCTTGTGCTATTCTAATATTTTCAGTTTCGCCATTTGCATATTCTAATAATTCTAATATTCCTTGTATCATTATGAAATCGTATTTATTTTAGATAACAACTCTAAACTACTTTCTCCTGTTTGTAAGTTTGTTGTGATCTTGTTAATTATAAACTCTGTATTATTTATTACAATAGTATCTGCTAACTTATATCGTAAAAGAAACTTTTGTGGTAGCAACGCTTTGTATTTTTTTAATCTTCTTTTATATGTAAATACATCTCTTATATATTGTTTGTAAAAGTTTTCAAATAGAGTAGATGTTTCTGGTGTATCATTAAATGGGTCTTCTTCAATACTAAAATGTAAAGTCTGACCTGCTATAACTGTTGTAAAGGTTGTTGTTATATTTGCTTCACTTGTAACTGCCGATGTCCTTTGTAAGCTACCTGTTACAATAGGATTAATAGTTGTAGAACTATCTGGACTTACCGATACTGTAACATCTGCAAAATTAGTAGGATTTAAATATTTAAAAGATACTGCACTTGATTCACTTGCATTTACTGCTATAACAACACTTTGTGTACCAGACTTAACATTGCTAGGTCTATTATATGTTGTTATTGTAGCAGGGTTACCAGCACTTTGACCATCAATCATTTGTATTCCTGCTGTCGCAGTTGATTCGTTAAAAAATAATAGAGGTTTATTTACAGTTGGGTTTTGGTCGCTATCTACAAAGAAGCCATATCCTATTTTTGTAAAAGCACTTCCATTTACGTTTCGTAATCTTTCAAAAAACATTTTCTCAAATGGTAATGATATACGATAATCTCTACCTCTATTTAATCTTGGGTCTCTACCACTATTACCAATACCACTTGCTTTAACACTTCCTAATTGTCTATTGTTTAGTTTCTCAAAATAAAAAGCACCAAATGTTTTTGGGTCTGCAAACTTAAACTCTATATCGTTAAAAGGTACACTAAAATTGCTTTCGCTTTGTGTAACATCTACAAATTCAGTAATATCCCTATTTGTACCACCTGCATAAAAAGAATCTAAAGTTTTTACAACAACATCACCATAGTCATCACTTGCTAAATCACTTTCTATAAAAGCTGTAAGGTTAAAAGTTTTAAATAATCCTGTCAAAAATTCAAGTATGCTAATATCTGGTATATTGTTTTGGACAAATATTGTTTCTACTAAACTATCAGGTTCTACAATACCTGCCAAAACTGTTGCTGTAAAATTATCAGCATTGTTTGACTGACCTTCTGCAACTCTTGTAAAAGAAAGCTCGTATGTTAAATTTAAACTTGTTTCAGTTGTTTCTATTACAAACTCTACATTATGTTGCATTAATGGTTGAGTGAAATCTGGATCCCCTTCAAATAAATGTTGTAGTCTAATAAAACCTGTTTGTTGATATGTTGCTGCTGTAATTATCTCTCCTGTACCTGCTTTTCTTAATTTTGCTGTAAATTTTTTATTTGATGTTTGTGGAGTAATCTTCCAATTTATTTGCATACTCTCAATAACACCTATCCTGCTTTCAAGTCTTTGTGTTACAAATCTAAATATACCCCCATCAAAAGTTGGTGCAAAATTACTTGTAGGTAATATAGAAAAGAACTCATTAACTGTACCTTGTGTTGCTGTAAAGCTCTGTATTTTATTAAGTATTATATTAGATACATTTGATTCATTACTTGGTGTTACTCCTATTTCACCTTTGTTTCTATGTAACCACATATATAAATCTCCAAACATACCTGTCTCTTTAAAAAAGTCATCACTAAACTTCAATCCTATTGTTGGGTCTTGTGCTATTACATCAATAATATCTATTACCCTCAATGCAGGTTTCAAATCATTAAATGTAAAACCCATTGTACTTCCTAATCTTTCGTTTGGTTGGTTTTCGTTTTGTGTTGTTTGACTTCCACTAGCATATAAGTTTCTTGTAGTGCTTGACCTTTCTTGCGATGTCAAAACACCACCATTACTACTATCATATATAAATCTATCTGTATGCGATATTAAAGGGTATATTACGTGAGCTTTATTTGTTGCTTCACCATTGAGAACATTTACAAAACTTTGTAATCCTTGTTTTACAGTTGATACATTATAACTATGATCGAACTGCGAAAAGTCTAACTCTGATAATTTTCTATCTTTTATTTTGTCTTTGAGTGTTACAGTCTCTCCAAAGAATGTTATATTGTATGATTCAGGTTGGTTGTTTTTTAACTTCACACCATTCAAAACTATATATCCGTTTCTAAAGTTTTTATAGTTTAATTCTAATATAGCTCTAAGTTTTGTGTTTGCATTGAATATAGAATCTGCAATTAAGTTTTCTTCAATATCTGTTCTATAGTAATGTCTAAATAATAAATTGTTTTTACTACTTGCTGGTAAACTAAAAGACTTACTAAAATCTGTAAATACTTTTTCTATATCTCTTATATCTTGTATTGTTTGTGTAAGTGATACTTGTTCATCTTCAAATAAATCTAACCTTTGATAATCAATATCTGTAATTAAATTGATTTCATTCCATAATCTGAAAGCATTCTCCCAGTTTATAGCTGTTGTATTCCACAAATCTGGATCAGGTTGTGGGTTGTCTATCTTTATATCTGGTATTAATAGACCTAACTCATTCATTATCTTATTGTATTAATTTTATCAAAAGCAAAATTAAAAGTCATTGTATAGTTTGCAAGTCTATCATTTAGTGATGTTTTAAACTGTACACTTTTATCTTGTGGTATAACAGGCAAGTATTGATTGTTTTTAAATAGCCAACATCTTTTAGTAAATAATATTTCTTCTATTACTTGATTATAACTATCGTTTACATATCCTGTATTTAACACAATAGTTTCTCTACTATTTATGTTTCTGTTTTTGTATTGATGTGCATTGATAGAATAAGTTGCACCTGTTGTTAAGGTGTTTGTTTTAAATTCTTCTTTCTCTACATTTACACTTTCCAAAGATTTTAAAAAGAAGTTTACTTTTTGTAATGCACCTGATTTGTTTACAAACACTAAAGGCAAGTTGGTAAATCTATTACAAGGTTGCTCTTCTATTGTTATTGTTTCTGTAGATCCACCTGTTACTATATCAACACTTGTGAGTGTTGCAGTAGTACTCGTTGCGTATGCTATAGCGTTGTTAGAATTTGAGACACCTGTTGGTACTGTAACAGTCGATACAGTTGAACTGCCATTCTTAAAATTAACAGTTGTAGCACCTGATAATGTATCACTACCAGAGTTTACACTAAGGTTTGCTAATACAGGTATATATAATACTTCTTGTAACTCCCTAAATATTGTTGTGTTACTCATTAATTTTGTTAGACTGCCTTTATGCCTTGTAAGGTTTTGAGTTGTAGCACTATTTGTTGTTTGTGTTATATCAAACCCTTCTTCAAAATATCCTACCCCATCAAACGCTAACATAATTGTAGTTATAGCATCTAACGCACCATCTGCTGGATTTGATCTTATAGGAGTTGCTGTTGTTTGTACCCATACATTAATACCATTACTACCAAAAGTACCACTAAAACTATATGTTATATAATCTTTAATCAATTCTCCTATTTCAAATATAACATAGTTGTTATTTGCTACTTCATTTTTTATAAGCTCATATGTTGTTGTAGGACTTGCATTAAAAGCACCACTATATATTGCTATTGTTAATTTACAACTCGCAAGATTTGTGTTTTCTACTTTTAAGTAAACAGGACTATTTATATTTATTTTTTCTATCGCCATTATAATTCTTTTTCAAAGTCATTTACAAATGATGCTATCAATTCTGGTGGTAATGTTTTAAATCTTTTCTCAAAAGGTTTTGTAAAAAACAAACTAGGCTTTATACCTTGTTCAAATATTGATCTTGCTATTACAAAATTTAAACCTTTTCTTTTCGCGAATCTACCACCCTCTTGTCTAGGTGCTATTCCTTTTCTTACACTCCATTTATCGAACGCTTTGCTTGGGGGTCTTTTGTTTGTATATTTAAATGGTGTATCATATTTTTTCTTTGTACCACTTACACCTTGATCTTGATAAGCACCATACTCTTCCATAATAAACTGCAATATAAAACCTGTATTGTCAGATAAAATATCATAGTCTAATGATTCATAAAGTTTTTTAGTTACATTCTTTTTACCCTTTGTCAAATTACTTCTTGATTGCTGTATTACATATTTAGCAAAATTGTTAAGCACCTTTTTTGTTTCTTGTAATTCCATTAGCAAATACTTATATCGTTTTGTATTAATATATCCATAGTACACGCCCAGCCACCTAATCTATTTTCAAACCTTTCATAAAATGGTTCGCATACAGGATCACCCTCTAATTGATATTTAGATGTATATAATGAACCCCTACGCAATAAATGTATAACCTTGTTTATTACTGCTAGTTGTGTATTTAAGACATCTTGTTCATTATCATTACCTACAAAAATATCTGTTGTTTCATCTTTATATTCATTAACAACATCCATAGCCATCAATGTAATATTAAATACAAGAGCTTGTTCTTGAGCTGTAACTGTATTTACTATAATATGAGCAAGTGGGAATATTGTTTGCTTAGATAAATCTATTTCTGTAATGTCTCCTGTTGTAACTGTATTAACATTAGGGTCTAGTAACAGATTTGTTTTTATTGTATCTGTAAGTTGATAAAATCCTCTTATACCTTGATTGCTCATCTATATTTTCTTTTTAATTCTCTTGCTTCTATTTCGTTTTTCTCTTTCATAAATGTTAGCATTAATAAACATTCGTGCATACCTAGTTTAGTGATATTTTCAACTCTTGTAATATCGTATTGACTGAGGTAGTAAATTTGTCCAAGCCATCCATATTTTGCATTAAAGTTTGCAGTTGCTGAGAGGGCATCTCCTTCTTGTCCTGAAAATAAGACATCATAACTTTCGATAAGTCTATCCCTAAACGATAAAAAAAAAGCATACTACCAAAAACAATATCAAGAGGTATATCTTTCATTGTATCTTGATTCTCTCCTGTATATTTTTCTATTGTATATTTATTACCTAATGATGTTTCTATCGGTCTGTAAAGTACTGCCATTGCTTTGTGCATATCATCCCACTTAGAAATATATGTATCAAGATCAACATACTCTCCTAATGTCATATCATCAAGATTAGGTATAAAACCATACTCCACACCATTCAAAACAAACCTTCTTTTAAGTTGTGGTTTTTGTTCAAACATATCACCAAGTATATTTGTAACTCTTGTTACATCTCTAAGTTTCATTCTAAAAGAATCTTTATGAGATATATCACAAAATATTTCAATCATTTTAGTTGCTAAAAAACTTTCATCTTTATTATCCTCTTGTATTTTATAATACTTTTGATATTGTGATAATCGGATTTCGGATAGATCGGTAGGTACAGTCAATTTTATCTTCATATATATATATATCGAAATTAAATCTCGATTTTAGACAAAAAAAAGGAGGGTATAAAACCCCCCTCAAACAACTAACCAAAATATATATGAAAAGATTACTTTATCTTCTCACTTAAAGGCTTCTTTGGAAAACCCTTACTCTTAACAAATTTAAAATATTTTTCTTTACTTACAAATTCTTTTGTTAGTGGATGTAGATATAATTTATTCATTGTTTTGTTTTTTAATTAAAGAGGGTTGGGTGCATCCTTCCCCCTTTTTGTTTTTTATTTTTTAGTGTTTTCGCACCGAGCAAATTGCACTCGCTTCTGTTTTTATATATACAAATATAGTCTTTTTTGAATAACTGACAAATTTTAATAACTTTTTTTATCTAATTGCATACCTACCCCTGTTAGGATTTTCTAGTTGCATCATTAAGGCATAACGAGCTGCATCAATACAGTCAGGATGTATGCCTGTTGGTTTTTGAATATTGTTACCCTCTTTGTCTTTATCCCAAACATATCCTTGTAATTCTCTTATTAAATTCTTTGATCTTGATGTTATGTATATCTCGTTTTGGTTAATTAAGTTGATACCATAGATTACAGAATCTTTACCTTTTGTTACAGGGAATATTTTATGACCATAGCTTCTAATCTCACTTATTGATTTAGGTTCAGCACTATCTGCATATATGTTTTCTAATATTCTTTTGTCTGTAAGAAAATGACTTATATCTCTATTAAGCATACCCTTTCTATATAATAGCTCATCAAATATATAAGCATTATTCCATTTGTATAGTCTTATAAATGTAGATGGGTCAACGCTATATCCAAAGTCTAATCCTGCACAAAGAAGTCTAGCATCACTAGGTATATTATCTATTGACTTCCAATCTGGAATACAAGCACCCTCTAAACTACCTATCTCTCCAAGTCCATATACCTTCCACCAATTTGCCCAATAGGTAGATGTCTTTGCTTTTGTTCTTGCTTTCTCTATTTCTTTTACAATCGTATCTGACAAGCTCTCATTGTCTTTGTAAGTAAGTGTAATAAAGTCTGTATCTTCTTGTCCTATTAATTCCTTATCTACCCAAAACAAATTAGTTGGATTATAATCTAACCATATATCGCCAGATGTTCTTATTGCTAATTGTTGATATGATTCAAAGTTTATATTATTGCACTCATTAAGAAATAAGTCTGATCTTCTTGCACCCCTTAGTTTATCTGGTTGGTCAGTAGAAAAAAACTCTATATAACTACCTGTACTAAATTCGTATTTTAAAGTACTTCTGTTGAACTTTCTTTCATCGTACCTATGCGTACCCTTCATAATGCTTAAAAAGTCTTTTAAAGCACCTCTACGTAAGTGTGGGATACTCTCTGCTACTACGCTTATTTCTTTGTATGGATTTTTTATTGCATAGTCAATAAGGATCATTAGTATTGCAATAGTCTTACCTGCACTACTACCACCTCTAATTATCTTGATTCTTTTGTCAAGTTTTCGTAATCTTTTTACTGCTTGTGTTTGCGTGAACATTAATCAATGAATAAAGGTACATCATCGTTTATATGTATATCTTTTGTTTCTTTTGGTCTGCCTACATAATAATTGTAGTAGAGCTGTACGTATTTATAATCTTTTTTCTTTAAACCCTCTTTCAATGCTTCGTATGCCAAAGGTTCTAATGGTTTTAATTTTTCTATAAGTTGTAACTCTTCTTCTTTTGGTTTTCTACCTGCACCAATTCTTTTACCACCATTGTTAATTCTTTTATCCATAATTGAAAAACATTGATTAATCAATCTTTTGTATATCTATATATCGTAAAATTAAATCAATTTTTGTCATAGTGCTTTTTTAATATTGTTTGCGACTGCCTCTACTACATTAACTGTTACTGCATTACCACACATTTTATATCTTTGACTATCAGATATTGTTCCTAATTCTTTTCCTGTTTTTGTCCAATCATCAGGAAAACCCTGTAGTCTTTCACATTCTTTTGGTGTCAACTTTCTAATAAAGTTTTTGTTGGTTTTACCTTTTAATATAGGTGGCATCATTGATAATTCTTTTGCACTATTTTTGTTAGCCATTAAACAAGGCGAATCCCCATCCTTTCTTGGTCTAAAACCTTCATCATTCCTATAATCTCCTACAATTATTTCTTGTGCATAGAGTTCACGTTCAATAATGTAACTTCCATTTCCCCCTGCTTCATATCTTGATGTAATCGTACAGGTGTTTGCTTGTTGTCTTTGTAGCTCATTAACCTGTCTATTGTTTTCTGTGATAGGAAATATTTGTTGTCCACTTCCTTTTCCAAGAGATCCGACAAGGTAGATTCTCTCTCTATTTTGGGGTAAAAACCACTTTGTATTAAGCAGTTGCCATTCAAGTCTATAACCCCCAATGTTTGCAAAGGTTTGGATAATTGCCCAAAAGTCTGCGCCATTGTTTGTGGAGAATGTTCCTTTAACATTTTCCCAGATAAAAAAACTTGGTTTGCATTCTTTGATAAGCCTAATTGCTTCGGTAATAAGGGATGATCTAGCACCACCCATTCCTTTTCTTTTTCCAGCCAAACTAAAGTCTTGGCAAGGACTTCCAAAAGTGATAACATCGATTCTTGGTAACTCCCCTGCTCGAACATCTGTAACTGATCCGACATAAGTTATATTTTTAAAATTATTTTTATATACATCTATTGCGTATTTATCTATCTCAGAGTAGTATGAGTGTTTAATATTAAAAACCCTTTTAAGACCTAAACTAAAACCACCTATACCACTAAACAAGTCAAGATGATTCATTCTTTTGTGTCATTTTATCAACTTGCTTTGCAATCTTATCTACATCTTTATTTTTAAGAAAGTTTACTTTGTGTTTTATAAACTCTCTTTTTGCATCATTGTTTATGTCTTTTAGTTTTAGTGTGATGTCTAATAACCAGTCTTGTATTTGACTATTGTATTTTTTATGTGTTTCAAAGCTCTTTATGGAATGTAATACTGTTGTATGATTGCCTGATCTACCTTTCTCTTTGAATAGATTGCCTATTTCTTGTAGTGTCATCTTTTCGTATTTGTATAGTATGAATGATAGTAATGATCTTGCTTCTACTACTTCTCTTTTTCTTGTATTCTGG